TTGCACCTGTCACCACAACATTTTGCCAAATAGCAATCGCCTTGAGTTTGACTATGTGTGCGGTCTCTGCAACTGTTAATGCAATGATGGTTGCAGTGAGTGTAATGAGTGTTGTTCGGTATTTAGCAACAAAATCAATGATAGACGAAAGAATATGCACGGTTAAGCTGGCAGAAGAGATACACAGACGTGCTGCCGGATAGAGCTTTTGTCCTAACTCTATCGCGAGATCCTGGAATTTCTTTTGAGCCTTGTCGAGCTGCGCCCGGACGCTCTCATTCTGAGTATTGAACTCGTTGATGACAGATGTGCCCTCAGCGTATGATTTAGTAGCAAGATCCTGTGCGACTTTGATGTCATCAAGTTTGTCTGCGAGGACTGTAAGCACACCAGTTGCTCTCGATCCATCCATCTTCATTTCCTCGAACATAGGTGCGAGTTGTGCAAAGCCACCCTTGGAGCGCAGTGCTGCCAGGAACTGGAGGAGTGCCCCATTTGCATCCTCCTTCAATGTCTTTGAGAACTCCTTGACATTGAGTCCTGCAATCTTGGCGAATTTGGCAGAGTCCTGGAACATCTTGGCGAGAAGGTTCTGGACTGCAGTAGCAGCGGTCTCATCCTGCTGCATGTTCTGGTCGAGGACAGAGGCGAGACCCATGATTTGCGCCTGTGTGAATCCTGCCTGCTTGCCGACACCAGCCACACGGGCGGTGAAGTCAACGAGATAGCCTGCAGAGGCAGAAGAATTCTGAGCCAGCTCATTGACTGCAGAACCTGTGGCCAACATGGCACCTCTCAAACCTTTTGTCTTATCCTCGCCAAACATTTGAGCAAGTTTACCGATTTGCGACACTGCTTCATCGCCAAGGTCATCGCCTAATGCGACATTGATTTTATCAGCACCATCAACGAATTCTTCGACGAGAGAAGTTGCCGTAATTCCCAATCGACCTGCATCACCAGCAAGTTGGTTGAGTTTCTCGCGAGCAGTTCGTGTATCCATTTTCTTGAAGTCCTCGTTCATACGCTCCACCTCATCTGCAGTCTGTCCTGTATATTTGCGGACATTGGTCATCTCCTCATCCATGGAAGCGAACTTCTCGACGCAGCTTTTCACTGTGAATGTCAATCCAGAAACGGCAGCTATTGCACCTAATATGACACCCTGCATGCGGTTGAACCAGTCAGCAGTCCTACCAATCCATGATTGTTGAGCCTGTCCTTCAGCACGAACAGCCTCCAACTCTGTTTTCAACTGCTTGGCCTGCATTTGCATCTGCTTGAATGCCTCAGACCCACGGTCAAGACCTCTCATCTCCTGGTTGAGAACCTTCATGGAATATTCCAAGTCACGGACTGACGAAGTCTTGAGATGCGCCAACGTATTATCGACGAGCTGCATCTGACGCTTGGTCTCCTTGATATCCACATTAGCCTTGTCAATCTCATTGTCATACTGCTGCATGAGTGTGACCACCTTCTGCTCAGATAGTCTGATGCGCTCAAGTTCTGCATCAACGAGCTTCAACTTGGCCGCAGACTGTACATAAGAATCTGACGAAGGATCAATGGAGTTCATCTTAGAGCGAATTTTTGCTCTTGTGAAGTTGAGATCATCAATGGATGCATGCTGCAGATTGTTGAGCGTCGCAGTCATGCGCTGCGCTTCTGCCTCTGCCTGTTTGGTAGCCCCCTTCAGATGCAGCATCTGGTCTTTGACTTTAGAGAGCTGCTCTTCTAACTTAGCATAATCTGCAGGGTCAGAGACAGCCTTCATCTGCCCCTTCAGATGCCGTGCAGCCTTCTCAAGCTGACCAAGGCTTGCATCAAATAGATTATCGAGCGTCTCTTTAACGCTCATTGTTGAGTTTTTGAATTGCTTCATCTCTCGCTCAGCAGCCTTCAGGTCCTTAGCGAGAGATGTGCCTAAACGGGAATCGCCCGCCGAGAAAGCATCCTGCTTTGCTTTCTTGAGACGAGCGATTTTGTCCTCCAACTCCTTGAGTCGGTTTTTCGCCTCCTCAGAGTTGAGTTTGACGATCGTTGTATATACTTCCTGTCTTGCCATTATTTGCTGACTTGTATATAGCTATTATATAATATTGTAGAATGTGGGTTGAAGTTCAGCACCTTGACATTATAGCCTTTTGTCCCCCACTTCCACCAAAGGAATTTATGTTTAAACTGCCTTGCAACAATACATTGGAGACTGTCTCTTGCCTTGTATGTCAAGATGGAGTCTGCCGTATCAAGACGCAGTGACAACCATGCGTCACTATATGAGTAGACAGAATTAAGCCTGTTCGTCTTCACAGTGTCCGATGTAACCATGGACACTCTCTGATCAGAGACAACTTGCCGAAGTTTCAAATTCAGCTCCTCGAGCAGTTTCCTGTCCGCTGCCAGCAGTTTGTATTCACCTCTGTCCATGACCATCACCTGTTGCGTGACGAGTTTGACTGAGTCTCGTATGGTATCACGCTGCATAGGCGAACACTTCAGCTGAAGCTGGTGAAGCTGCATTTTCAAAGCCTCATTCGCTTTCTTCTGACGGCTTTCAAAGATTAGGAAACTTGCGAATATCGTCAGCAGTACCATCAGGAATGATAGAATAACTGCCAGTTTTTTTTCTAAATTCTTTGTCATCACTTATATAATTAAATGTCTGCATATTCTGGTATAGCATCGAAGCATGGACACTCCTTGATGCGCTCCCAGATGTCCACCTTGCCATTATGGTTAAGGTCAGGTGATATATCACGATGTCCTAAGATCTTAGCATCTGGATATCTCTGCTTCAACTCTGTGAGAAGTTTGCGGAGCGAAGCCTTCTGCTCAGGCGTGCGGTTATCAATAGGCTTGCCTGAGCGTGAAATGCCACCCATATATGCCACATTGATGGCCGCATGGTTGTATCCCTTGACTCCGTTGGATGGCAAGTCCTCTGTCATGAGCTGTGTGACCTTGCCATTAGCTTCCACAATCCAGTGATATCCAGGATAGTGCCATCCCTTGTTGGTGAATTCCTTGAGCAAGGCATCAACAGACCAGGTTTGTCGGCTTGCAGTGCAATGAACGAAAATGTACTTAATCTTTCTCATCTTTCTTTACATTGAATAATTTGTCTTTAATATTGTCGAATTTGGCATCGATGGCGATGGCAACGCCGAAGATGCTACCGGCATACATCAGCGACTGAGCGAAGTACCAAAGTACATTCTCAGTAACATCTTTGGACTTGGATGTGAAATAGCTGATGTACACCAGTATTATTGCGAAAATCAATACAACTACAGCTGAGCCATATTGAATCCAATCTTTTGTATTTTTTTGCATAATCTTTTTGTTTATTTTTGTGCAAAAATACAAAGCAAGATTGCGCTGTAAAAATACATATATATTAAGGTGTAGCGTTGGAAAGAGTACATCAAACGCAGATTATTATCCAGTAAGTCAAAAACACATCCAAGAACCCTGCCACCTCTGCCATGTATAAGATAGGCTTACACTCGCCATCATCGTCTGCATTACTAACAAGCAGCAGATATATAAATGCAAGAATCGCTGTAGGCACCCAGCATGCCGACAGACACCAGCCAACGCACCCTGCCGCAGCCGCAAGTGCGCCTACTTTATGAATAGGGTAGGCATCAGCATCAAGATAATTTGGTGCAACTCCAACAAAAATCAACCCTCCGCAGCCTATAAAGGCGAGACATTGAACGCCCTTACTTGTGTCGAGCAAAGGAATAAGCATAAGGATAGCACACGTAACCATTACAGCGGTAAATACCCATCCATAGTTTCGTTTTTCTTTATCGCCTATCACCTCGCTGCCCGTGCAGTTCTGTAGCTGATAATATACATCGCTTACCATCACGGGAATGCCAAAACGCATCGCTGCGAGAAGCAGAAATCCTCCAAGTAAGAGGAAAGAAATAACACTCAGTATATACATAGTCTTTTTATTTTAGTTGTGTTAAACTATCTCAAACGCAAGAGGTATGCGCTTGAACTTCTGTGCAGGCAGGCAGAGGGAAAGCCTGTGGTTGTCCCTCTACCATCTTCTTCACTGGAATCCTCAGTGTGAAGTCATTACCTTTAACGATTTTCTTCATATAGCTATAAAATTAAATTGTTAGTCGTACTTTTTCGGGATAACCTGCCGTAATATCATAAGCTATCAATGAGTCTATCGTCTGTAGCTCCGCAACCTTGTCAAGATGGGTCTGCGTAACATTGTAGCAGTCTTTGGCGTAGACTTCTATCCTGCTGATAAGATCTTGAGCCTTATTAATAGGCAGGGTATAGCACTCGCCGTCGAGCCACAGGGTCGTTTCCGTTCTCCCCATTCGTCTCAGTCGCTCGTTGCCCTGATACACTCTGTCTCTTGTCTCGAAATCGAGCCAGTACGTCTTGTCGTTGAGATAAAACGTATTCACCTCTGCGCTCTTATCGTACTCCGTTATCTGCTCGATGCACTTGTTTCTCAGAGCCTCTGTCAGCTGTTCTTCAGTAGGCTCCGCATCGGTATTCATGCCAAGCAGCACGCAGTCATACAGATACTCACCGTCTTCTGTCTTGCGTTCGTTCACAGCAAGACGCACCTCATTATTTTTCCATGTCGCAACCTTCGTTTCCAAAGGCGTAGCATACAATTCCTTATATGTTATCATATCCGTTAGTATTTATCGTTGCTCTTTATTCCTGTGTCAAGATTACCGAAAGTGATGTCTGTCTGTATTGAATAGATTTTTCCGAGCAATCCGAGTGTCGTGAACTTTGCGTTAAAGGAAGCTATCTGTACATAGAAGGATGGCCTTGTCACGCTCTGTCCCTTCTTGATGGCAGGCACCAGCTTTGTGTTGTCGTAGGCTTTAGCATCCGCAGTAAGGAACACGCCATCCGCAAGATTTGTCAGCGCACCATTCTTCACCATTGTGCGGCTCGTAAACGTCCTTCCGTCGGCTGCACTCGCAAGGCCGTAGGTACCCAATCCGTTGGCCGAATCGGCTACTATCTTTCCGTTCACCCTTGGTGCTGAGTAACGATACAGGGTTGTCGTTTTTCCCGTCGCACCCTTAACGAAAAGAATGTAGTTGTTGTCCTTCGTTGCCGTGTACCACATCTTGGTGGTGTCAGCCCACGGCAGGTCAACATTCTCTCCGAGCGGAGTCGTCAGTCCTGCATCCTCTGCTTTGATATATTGCGCAGAAGTTATCTTCGCGTCGGTCTTGCTTAGCGAGGCGACACCAGCAGGGCCGAGGTCGTAGAGAAAGTTTCCGTTGTCGTCGTAGTACGACAGCACGGCCTGTCCCGAACTGTTCAGACCGAAGCGGATGTTTGCAGTTCCTGCCTTGCCGTAGATATTGATAAGGCCATCGGCTATCCTTACCATCTGTCCGTTGAGTCCTTGCGATGTAAGCATCTGCGCCAGTATCAGAGCCGCATTGATGGCTCCGTCTGTAAAGAGTGCGGCTGTCGTAGTCTGACCAGTAGAGAGCGTGTTCTCCACCTTGATTTTCTCGCCATACAGAGTTACTCCGCTCGACGTAATCTCAAGTCCTGCCGCCTTTGCTGTGGCTCTGTCGATGAGGTCGGTCTTCCGTTCTGTATAATCAGTGAGTTGTGCACCTTCCTCCAGCTTCGGCTTTGTCACCCAAGCCTCAGTATCTCCTGGAACACGTATCAGCACCTTGTCTGGAATTACCTCTGCTCCCTCGCCAGTATAGTCCTCTATTCGCCAATGCACCCAGTACCGCTTATAGGTCGAGCTGAGTGCGAGCTGTACGCATCCGTCAGCCCTGCCGTCCGTATATTCGTTTCCTTCGCAGGTTTCTGTATATACATTTGCATGAACGCTGTCTCCATAGAGATAAACGTTGATGTTCCCGCTGCCCTTGGCAACGAAGGAGAACACATAGTCCTGCTTCTTTACTATTCTCGCCTGCCCAGAAAGGGTAGCTGTTGTTGGAAATTTATATTGCAAGGCTTCTGTGAACAGAGACTCTGCCGAGTTATTTTTGTTGTACAATATACCGTAGCAGCCTTCGTATTTTTCAAACATAATCAGTCCACTGGCAAGCTGGAGATTGCTTTTGTCAGACGATCTGGTCAGTGACATCGTGTCCTCCAAAAGGTTTCCTCCCACATAGTCGTAGTCCGTTTCCGCAGGAGTCCAGCCTGTGTACTCGCTTCCTTCCTCCAGCATTGGCATACATATCCATCCGTTACCCGAGGCAGTATAACCAAAGGTTCCGTCCACGGTTATGCCATTGTAGACAAAGATATTCACCTCGATAAACTCTGCGTCGCCCGTATTGAAGGTGTAATTCACCTGCCTCCACTGATTCACCTCGTTCTCCTTTATCTGCCACTGCATGTTACCTGAGGTGGCAGTAATTCTGTCCCCTCTATTGCTATTCAGCGCAGCCATCTTGAACACCTCCGAATGAACCTGTAAGTCCTTCGTGTCGCACTTTATCCATGCGGAAAATGTATAATCGGTGTTCTTCTTCACAGCGATGCCGTTGATAACCCGTCCCCAAAAAAGTCCATAGTACTGAGGCGTTCCGTCACCTGTCACCGAGAAGCGGATGGCATTATGTCCGTTCACGCCCTGTGTTATCGTAGGCTGAAAGAGGCCGTCCGAGTACGCTATTTCCCCTCGTCTCGTCAGCGCCGTATCTCGCAGTAGGTTGTGCCGTCCTTGCTGACTCTGAGTAACACTGAGAGTAATCTCCTTAGCTGTCTGCTTGATAGTAGATGTGTAGGCGTTGAGAACGGTAGGTTTGCTTCCTTTGAGGTCGTTCTCCAATGCCTTAAATTGCGACTGATACTGCTTTGCCGTAGCCTTTACACTACCCATATACTTCGACACGTTCGCCGAGAATGGAACCTGCGCAAAATAGACAACACCAGCGTAAACAAATTGTGCGACCGCATAGCCTGATGTTGCAGAAACCTGTCCTTGATTTACCCCGTCAACAATTACATCGTTCTTTGCAATATTACTGCCTGATACAGATACTTCGATATATCCATCCTTCTGTATTGCACCACATTTGCAATTTACGCACAAATCATTCCTTGAGTTAATATTGCTGCATTCATTAGAGATATTCAGGTTACCCTTCATTATCTTTACCTTCGCAGCCTTTGATATGCTAACAGGTACAATTCCACTATCATCTGTGTCAAAAACGAGCGGAGCATCTTCTACAAGGATAGAGATAGCATCCTCTCCGTCAGTTCCGTCTGCTCCTTTATCTCCCTGAGGGCCTTTTTCTCCTTGAGGACCCTGCGCACCATTCTTTATCGCCGCTATCGTTATCTGGCCCCTCGCCAATAATACTGCCATACACTTTCATTTTTTTAGTTAACAAAAATAAGGGTGAGGTGCCCTTATTTAGACACCTCACAAGTAAACGTGCCTCTCACCGCCACGTCAGCGTTGGCCACAGTGACGTAAGGCTTGTTCGAAACATTCACCGCACTTGATGTACCGTTCCAGTTCGTGGCTACACCGCTGGCATTGTACTTCGTCCATTTGTAGATGTAGTTCGAGGCATGGTTGCTGTCTGCCTTCACCGCTGCGCCATCCTCCACTACCTTGCCGTCTTTCCAGAGTCGGGCGTAAAGCTCCGTCGATTGCGCACCGTTCACTATCTTGTCGCCGGTCAGCGAATACACCTCCACCACGTAGGGGTCGCTCGCATCGAAGAACGTGATGATAGCGCAGGCCGTATCTGCACCGTCCTTCACCGTACAGCGGAAAGTCTGGAAGTTAAGCACATCGTTGGCACTCACGTTCAGAGTGCTCACGCCGCCCGAAGTGCTCACGTTGCCCGAAGCCACGGCGTCCCATGTTCCTGCACTGATATTCAGCACCTCCCAAGTCATTGATGTCATGGTGGTGTCCTGCACGTTGCCACGGAAGAACTTGGCTATAGCACGCAGCTTCTTGCTGTTGTTGGTCGAGTCGAACGTGTTGCCGTCGGGAGTCTCAATCTGCACCGTCTGAAGCGCACCGCCACTCTTTGCCAGCGAAATGGTCTTGTAGCCGATACACGTAGTCGTAGCCTTTGTCTCCGGGTCTGTGTATTTGCACGACCACTCGATGTTCTTCACGCTGCCGTTCTTGTCGATGTTGCTGGCGAGGTTAAGCTGATACGGCTTGCCGCTCACAGGAGTGGCAGCCACACCGTCCACCTTCCACGACCATCCCGTACAAGCC